TGACCGAGACCAGCCGATGCCATGACTTCTTTGATGCGCTGGCGACTGTGATCCTTACCGGCACCGGGCTTTGCAACAGCAATCGCAAACAGATTGCAGCGCGTGTTCAGATGCGCCATCGCATACCGACGCCCGAAGATCGCACCGAACATGCAGAGCGTGTTGACGAGCGCGAAGGTGGGCTGCGGTTGTTGAGCGGTCGAGTTGATCCAGCGAGTCACTCGTCCCACAAGCGAGGGACTTTCGAACCACTCGTGCGGGAAGTTCTCGCGCGTACTGCGGACAATCCTCTTATTCAGCTTGTCAATGTTGGTGAGATCCACCTTCACCGCCTTGATCGGATTCAGATCAATGTGCGGAGGCGGAACCCATCCGTTTTGCTGTGCAAAAAAGTACAGCGATCCTGCACCAATCTTGGTGGGCGGTGACTTGCTGTAGTGATCCCATCGCTGTGAGGTTTCGATCTGGTTGTACTTGCCCGAGTTCCTCGACCACTGGTCGAAGATGTGGAATCCTTTTGCTTCGGTGGCGCAGTAAATCGCCATGCCGATTTTGTTCCAGTCATCCCATGTGAGATCGGGATTGGGTACGTAGCGTAGCGCATCCTCTACGGCAGCCAGAGTACCGACGAGTCCATCGCGAGCGGTCTTCGCATCCTTATCGGGGATGACCGTCGTCGTCAGGCTACGTCTTCTGAGGTTGGGCGGTACAGTTTTGTACGCCTCTTCGCAAGCAGCTAGCATCTGCTCTTTGGTGATGAGCGGTAGTTGATCGACCGGTGTTTCGTGCGGTGCAGAGTACGGCCAATCGTACGGTTTACCCGTATCCGGATGGGTCGCATACGCCACGAACTGCTGACCGACACCGAGTACTTCGATGGGTTGCATCGATATCTTGGTGAATGGTTCATTGGTCCGATAGAGATACAGCGCCTTCGGTGACTTGCCGATACGCAGCAGCTCCGTCTGTCCGAGATGTTTCAAGAACACCTCACCAACAGCAATCGCGATCTCTGGCTCTAGGATATCGATGTCAACGGCAACGACTTCGCCTGTCAGGATTCCGATGCCGCAGCCTGGCCACTTGCTCCACAGATCTACGTGGACTTGCTGTGCATTGATCTCCGTCCAGCGCGCAAGCTCGCCCCACTTCTCGCCATCGTACCGACCGGGGCGCTTGGTTCCCGGCATAATTGGTATGGGTCTATAGCCGCCATCGAGCAGCTTCAGCCCATACTCTTCCATGTAGTTCTCAGACATTTTGGATTTGAACCTCTACCCTTTCTTCCCCGTACTTCTTTGAGGCGACGATCTCTGCAACGACAGCATCATCCTCAAAGATAACCCCATTCAATCCATCCAGTATTGACTTGACTATGTTGTCAAGATCGGGACGCGATGTGTGATACCCGGTCTTTGTCTTGTGTGCAAAGAACGCATTGATCGTGACCCGAACTGGACCTTCTAGCATTTCTTTTCCGAACATCGCAACCTGAGCAAGCGTCTTAATTTCCTGCTCGTACATCCTTGTTCTGAGCGGAGTGTACGTAACAGGCTTGCCGCTCTTGCTGCGACCGAAGCGTGGGCGAGCCTTGCTGACGGGCTTGCCATATATAACCAAGTCAATCATTAGACCCCCAACAATTTTTGGATGCGCTCTTTCGCTCTTGATTTAGGTACGGCATCGCCCTTGACGTACCGAGCCACAGCATTACGACTCATGTAAAGACGCTGAGCCGCAGCGCGGAAGGTTAATCCTTTACGCAGCAAAGCGAACTCTAATCTTTTGTGATACGGCAGATCAGGCGAGTCTTCGATATTAGCCGCCTGGCCTTTCGTTTTCCTGTTGATGATGGCAACTGCTTTCGCGCAGGGCGACCGCTTGCCATTGATCCACTTGGTTACCGTGGATCTATCAACGTCGCACATATCAGCGAACTGCTGATGCGTCAAGTCATTATCCCGCAGGAACTGTAAAAGCTGATTCACACCGTCATCTCCTATGTTGGAATAGTGACATCATGCCACCGCTTGCATTCCGTCACAAGGGGGTGTAGCATCTCTTCCGTCGGCATTAACGACAAACAAAGGAATCCTGAAATGAGAACTGAAATTGAAATCGCTGAAGACCTTTTCGAAGCCAAGGCTGAAGAGAAGAAAGCCACGAACAGGCGGGTCGCTCTGGAACAAGAGTTGATCGATCTGCTCGGGCAAAAAGAAGAAGGGTCAAAGACCCACAACGTAGGTGATTACAAGATCACCATCACTGGCAAGGTCACTCGAAAGATCGATTGGGATCTGTTCGATAAGGACATTGCACGCAACATCCCCCCGAGTCTGCATCCGGTCAAACTGGTACGTGAGCTTGACGAGACTGGCGTGAAGTATCTCGCCAACAACGAGCCTCACTTGTACAAGATCTTGGCTGGTGCGCTCACTGTTAAACCCGCGAAAACATCTGTAACTATTGTCCAAGGAGCTTGATGAAATGGCTATATCACTAAGTAGTTTAAAAAAGACAGGCGTAGCACGACCGCCACGTATTGTGGTGTACGGCACACATGGCATCGGTAAGTCCACCTTTGCCGCGCAAGCGCCGAACCCCGTCTTCATTCAGACTGAGGAGGGACTCGACGCCATCAACGTCGATGCCTTCCCGCGCTGTCAGAAGTTCGAAGATATCTTGGAGTGCATCGGTGTACTGGCCAGCGAGAAGCACGAGTTCAACACGGTCGTCATCGACAGTGCTGACTGGGCTGAGCAACTGGTTCACAAGAAAGTCGCGCAGGACAACAACGTCGCCACGATTGACGCCATCGGCTACGGTCGTGGATACAAGGCGGCTGCTGATTACTGGCGTCAGATTCTGGATGCGCTCGATTACTTGCGTAACGAACACAGCATGCAGGTCATCTTGCTGGCGCACACTCAGGTCAAGCGTTTCGATGATCCGCTTGCTGATCCGTACGACCGCTATCAGTTGGACCTGCATCACGGCAGCGCCAGCCTGATTGCCGAGTGGTGCGACATCCTGATGTTTGCGAACCAACAGTACTCGACCGTGAAGAGCGATGTGGGTTTCAACCAGAAGGTGACCCGCGCTGTCGGTAACGGTAACCGCGTGCTGTACACGCAAGAGCGTCCGGGCTGGCAGGCCAAGTCTCGTTGGCCGTTGCCGGATACGGTTCCGCTCGACTACACCAAATTTGCTGATGCCCTCAGCAACGCTATGAACAATGTAATTGGAGGTTAATTAAAATGGCTAAACTCAATCTGAATCCTGCTGACTTTGAGAACATCAGCGACGGCGCACCGGAGATCCTGCCGGTGGGTGACTACACGATGCAGATCGTGCAGTCGGATCTCCGCGACACAAAAGCTGGCGACGGTCAGTACCTCTGGCTGGAGCTGGAGATTCTTGGACCCAAGTACGTGGGTCGCAAGTACTGGGAGCGGGTCAACCTGTTCAACAAGAACGAGACGACCGTCAAGATCGCTCGCAAAACTTTGAGCAACATCTGTGCTGCTCTGGGTTTCAGCGCGCTTCCGGATGACTCCGAGCAGTTGCACTTCAAACCCCTGAAGGTCGTGATCACGCACAAGGAAAACAAGATGGGTAATCTTGAAACCCGTGCGGCATACTACCCGACAGGTGCTTCAACCCCTGCCGCCCCTGCGGCTCCGGCACCCGCCCAGACGGGCGCTGCGCCGAAGCCTTGGGAACGTCATAAGAAGTAAGTAAAGAGGCGCGACATCTGGGGGCATATACCTCTGCCCAACCCCAGTACTACCGGGTGTCGCGCCTCCCTTTGGAGGGGTTATGGTTAAGATTCCAGACTTTGACGACTTGACTCTCCGCGCAGTGGACTCCGCGATGGAATCCTTGCAGGAGAACAACCCTCGGGGTTATCTTGGGGCATCCGCTGTGGGTGACCCCTGCGAGCGGAAACTCTGGCTGAACTTCCGCTGGGTCAAGCGCGGGTTCATCGAAGCCGGAGGATTGCGCCGGATCAATGATGGACACCGGGGCGAACAGGTAGTTGCAGACATGCTCCGCCTTGTGCAGGGCGTGAATCTTTCCACGGAAAAGGAACCCGGTGTTCAGCACTCGTTCGAGGCGCTCGGCGGACACTTCCGTGGCAATTGCGACGGACTCATCAGCGGACTCTTGCAAGACCCCGACGAACTCTACGTTTGGGAATGCAAGGTCATCAATGAAAACAAGTTCAAGAAACTTCAGAAGCTGCGGATGGCTGATGAGAATACCGCGCTTAAGAACTGGGACTACATCTACTACGCGCAAGCGCAGATCTACATGCATTACTTCGGGACGAAGAAGCACTACCTGACGGCGGCTTCTCCTGGCGTTCGTGATCTGACCAGTGTGTGTACGTTGTACGTACAAGAAGAAGCCGAGATGTTTACCGAGAAAGCAAAGCGAGTGATCTTTGCGGATCGCCCTGCTAGCAAGATATCCAACGACCCGGCATGGCACGAGTGCAAGTACTGCACCTTCCACCAGATGTGCCATGGCACAGACATGCCACGGAAGAAGTCATGCCGAACCTGCTTGCACAGTTCCGCACTACCGACAGGCGGATGGAAGTGTGACTTGTATGACAAGGACTTGGACATCGAAGTTCAGAAGCGTGGGTGCGATCAACACCTATTCGTACCGGACTTGGTACCCGGAGAACAGATAGACTCAGATACAGACTGGATTGAGTATCTGATGAAGGACGGTACGAAATGGAAAGATTCGAGGAAGTAGACGACGAGGACGTTGATGCAACGATGCTGATGACTGCGGATGATTTAGACATCGTGATGAAAGCGCTTGATGTCTACGCCTACAGTCTCATCATGTCGCAATCAACCGCTGAACTTGAGCGTGTCAAAAGAGTAGCTTACATCATCATTGAATCATCACCGAAACAGGAACTCGACTCGTGATCAAACTGCGTGAATATCAAACTGAAGCTATCGAAGGAACGCTGAACTATCTGCGCGAGAACGAGGGCAACCCCGTCATCGTGCTACCGACCGGCACCGGCAAGAGCATTGTGATTGCGGAGTTCTGTCGGCAGATCTTGAGCCAGTGGTCAGACACCAAGATCTTGGTGATCACTCACGTTCGCGAACTGATCAAGCAGAACTACGATGAGTTGAAATCGCTCTGGCCCGAAGCCCCGGCAGGGATTAACTCAGCCGGGTTGAACCAGCGTGACTACGAGCATTCGATTGTATTCTGTGGGATACAGTCGGTGCATTCGAAGGCTTCGAAGTTTGTGAAGGTCGATCTGGTCTTGATCGACGAAGCGCACCTGATTCCACGTAAGACCAACACCATGTATCAGAAGTTCCTCAAGAACTTAAAGATCATGAACCCCGACATGCGGGTGATTGGGTTAACTGCTACACCATATCGGCTTGACTCTGGTCTGCTGTACGAAGGCAAGGACTCGCTGTTCGATGCCGTCTCGTACGATGCCCCGCTCGCTGACATGGTGCGCGATGGATACCTGACCAAGTTGGTATCCAAGCAACCGAAGACCCGGCTCAACGTCGGTGGCGTTGCGACCCGAGGTGGTGAGTTCATTCCGGGTGATCTTGAGCGCGCGGTTGATAAAGACGACATCAACGCATCAGCCGTTGCC